GAACAAATTCTTGCTAAAATTTTAAATTCCATACGCATTGCATAGTAACAACGCTTATGAACACCACTCATCACTCTAGAACCTCGTTCTAATAAAGCGATAGTTGTGCCCACAGCCCTGTTCTGCGTGTCATTACCTACTGCGGTATCGGTTATCGCAGCAAATTTTTGACCCGCTTGCACTACAAAACCTAAAAGATTGAATAAAGTTGTGCTTGGTTCTGAAAAAGGTAAATTAAAAAATTGATCTCGTATGTTCCCACCTGGTGCATCTACATCTCTAAACTCTCCAGGTTGTATTGGTTGGTCGTCATCCCTAACTCTGATACCTCTAGACTTAAATCCTGCTGGTAAATTCTTCAAAGTACCTGCATCAATCAATTGTCTTAGGGCAACAGTAGCAGCTCTTGATAGACCGCCTATTGTGTGTATCAAACCAAAACCATAAAAACCTAACCCTGGTAAAAATTTGTAATGAACAAAGTATTCTATTCTTGTGTAATTAGGATCATCAACTCTGTAGTTTCTATAGATAGATAAAACTTCTCCTGAACTTTCATCTATAGTTACAATGTATGGAATCTTAATTGCTTTTTTAGTTCTATTGTCAAAATTTTCATAATCATCTAAATTTAAATCAACATGCATTTCTAACATAGTGTGTATATAATCTGTGAACCCAGGTTTCACTCCATCAAGATCATCAATTTTTTGCTCAAGGTCTGATGTTTCTGATCTAGGTTGAGGAAGATCTACATCTCTGTAAAATCCTGCTGCCATTTTTTTATTTACATCATTCTCACTCATCTTTAAGACATGAGTAATTCTTCCTGCATCTTTTAAATCTGATGCATAGTATGGAACAACTAAATCTTCTGCTGGTACAAATTTTGAAACAGGTCTTTGTAAAAATTCATCATAATAAACTTTTTTAAATGTAGATCCTGATAGTGGTAAATAATATAACATTTGATCCATATCAGTTGTGTAGTCTTCCATCTTCTCCATAAGTAGATAGTTCATGTATTCTTTGACTCGATCAGCTTGTTGTTCGGTGTTCGGTGTACGGATACCTAGAACTTGTGTTCTAACTGGACCATCACTTGGTAATAATTCTTTGTATGCTGAGGCTTGGAAAGTCGTAGCACTTTCACTTAACAACGGATGGGTGACACCTGAAGCTCCTTTAAATGGTCTTGTCTGCTCATTGTATTTAACACCAAGAAGATCTAAACCTTTAGTGTAACCTTCCTCCCATTCTTTTCTAGATTCTTTGTCTTTTTTGTATTCAGAAATTAACTCCATGCCTAATCGTTTAAGAGTTCTTTCGTCCATGTCTTCAGCTAAGTTTGCATTAAAGTCATCATTAACTGTTTCTTCTACAGTCTCTTCTCCTTCAATTTGAACTTCTGGTGGAAGACCTTCAGGTTGTTCCTGGATCTCTTCAACTTTAGTTTCTTCTTCGATATTTTCGGTAATTCCCTTTTCTACAGCCATAGTTTAATTTATCATAAGGTTTTAAATATATCCACTACTAAGCCACCCTCAGACTTATAAAGCTTCTGTGTGTACGCCATATTAGGTTTAACTTCAATAGCAAAAGCATCAAAATACAACCTCGGATCATTTTCAGGTATAAGTTTATATCCTTTCATCGGAGCATTAGACGCTGTTTCATGGTATTCACTTATAATTTTTTTACCACCTTTTGCTTCAGGATAAGTAAAATTATCTTTCATAACTTCTTTATATGGTTTCTTGGGATCAGATAAGGATAGTTTTACAGTGCCTGCTTTTGAATCATTGAACTTCGCAGCTTTCTTCATTAGTTGAGGCATCACAGCTTGGCCTTTTTTATCAATACCTTTACCGTTTGCATAACCATAGAATCTTTCATTGCCCGCTTTATAACCTTGTCTGAAGTGTAGTTTATTGAATGGCATAACAGCAACATAATCAAACTTTTCTTTAGCTGCTTTGTTCATTAAAAATTTAAGTGCATAATCTCCATAAGCATCAGCATCTAATAAAGGGAAATAATCAAATTTGTTTGTTGTGCCATAATCGGTTCCTCGTTTAAATGTATTGTTTATTTGTTTATTTACACTTCTTAAATCATCAGAAATTGCTCTTGATTTATTAAATTGATTTTTAGCTATGGCATCATCCATATCTTTTAATAGTTTTGTTCTTGAATTGACAAGTAGATCTAATTCAATGTCCTTTTGAAAAGGATTAATTCTTCTCTCACCTTTAAATGCTTCTTTAGCTGTAAGTTGTTTGGCAATACTTTGATTAGCATCAGATTGTATTTCATGAATGACCATAGCTTTTTTTCCATCAGGAGTTATTCTTGTGTCGTATCTCACATGAAATAAATTATTTTTAAGATCACCGTAATGACCCATGTTTGCCATAGATTTTGAATTACCTATTATAGGTTCATCAAGAACGAACACCGTTTCTCTGTAATTGTTACCGCCTTGAAAGGTATAGCTAGTTTCGTTTTGGTATTTAACAGGTCTTACATTACCACCACCTTTAGATATTCTAACAAGTTCATCAAGTCCACCCATTATGCCATTGATCTGAACCTTTTGATTTTGATTAAATGCCTCTTGTCCTCTTAAAGCAGCTAGATCACTTCTAACAGCAGTGTAATTTCTTTTAATACTGTTTCGGTCTCCGCTCTGTATTGCCCTTTTTAAACCTTCTAAATTTCTTTTAATAGTAGGAAAAATTCTTGCAGCGACTGGACTTGTTTTTGAAAGATCATCTATTTGACTTGTCACACCTTTTAAAATGGTATCTACTTTTGGTGAAGTAAATACACCACCAAACTCAACTGGTTTCAATCTGTTAACAGGATTCATCTTAATCATGTTACCAATATCTTGTGCAGATAATTTTAAACCAAATCGTTTAGCTGCACCTATGAGTCCACCAGTAATGTTTCCGAAGTCATCAAAGGTTGCAAGGTTAGTATCAAAAAGTTCTTCCTTATTTATGGTAGCTTCTTTACCAGCAAACCTAGATCCTTTGTCGTAAGTAAATCTTTTGGGTCCTCTTTCTATTCGTGTAGAAGGTTTACCAAATACTTTGAAATTTACTTTTCTTGTAGAAGTTAAATGATCAATCCATTCATCGGCAGAGTATTTGCCTGGTCCTTTTCTCATAACCCAATCATAAGTAGATGAACCAAAAGCAGGTTGTCTTGTTTCACCCATCAATAGATCATCAGTTATTTTACGATCCACTTTGACAGGAAGCTGTGCGTCTTGTTTTGCTAATTGTTTTGCTGTTTGAGTTTTAGCTTCAGGTGTGTAAGTAATTAATTTTTGAGACTCTCCTGATACAGGGTCAGTCTTTTTTCTTTTGAGAAGTGAAGATATTCCCCGTTTGAAAAGTTCCTTGAGGGCCATTAACCCTCCTAGTACATTTTAGTAGGTTTGTTTCTACCTAGTTTACATTTAACTTTTACTGATGTTCCTGACTTGTAACCCATAGGTTTTTGCATCATGCCACCACCCATTTTTTTAGACATTTTTTCTTTTAATTTTTTAGCAGTCTTAAGAGCTTCGATTCCCAAACCCAGAGGAGTTGCTCTAGCTGCACCTTTTAATTTTTTTATTAATTCTTTTCTTCTTCCTCGATCTCCTTCAAACAATCTTTCTTTTTTCATAGGAGCAGATTTATCTCCCAACATAGTTTGTATTCTTGCTACTCTACCTGCAGTTGCTTCAGGAAAAGCTTCTCTAATTTTTTCTACTGGTACTGGTCCACCTGATTTATATTTTTTCATCATCCCTCCACCCATTTTTTTTGTAGCCTTTGCTTTTTTATCTTTCTTTTTAGATTTTAAATATTGTTGTGCAGCGACTGCTGCAGCACCAACACCTAAAGCTATTTTACCAACAGTAGTTGCTTTTAATGCTTGCTTACCTGCGGCTAAAGCCATTCTTCTTTTATTAAATTTAGATGCAAGCTCTCCAGGTTTTAAACCTTTTGCTTTTTTCATCTCCGCCATTGAAGAATATTGTTTAGGACCTTTAGCTGTAGTTGCTTTTAAATCTGAATAAGGATTTTTAGTTTTACTTAAAATTTTATCTAAAGCACCTGAATTAATACCAGCTCTACTTCTTTGTTTATTAAACTGTATCTTCATCTTAGAAAGATTCTGAGCTCTTCTAGTTTTGTGAACTGCAGGTTTAACTTTATTAATTACAGGAAGATCTAAACCACTTCCTCTTTTAGCTTTCATAACTTTACCTGGTTGAACCTTTTCGTCTTGAAGACCCATGCCTCTACCTTTTGCTTTTTCTGCTCTTAGAACAGCGAAATCTTTTGCATCAATTTTATTTGGTGGTGGAGCCT